GGCAAAGAGATCGCCATTACCGATTGCTTTCAGAGAACAAACGCCACCCTCTAATTCTAATCGTTCTGTACCGTAAACTGTTGTATATTCTACTGGCACCGCCGGGCACCACTCATTCGGTCCACCAGCGAACCACGTAGACCATCGATGATTTTTACAGAGCAGTGGTGAAGTCGGAGTTGCGGGTTCATCCCACATTTCTACCCACCCGCACGCCCTCACGCCATCCACATGGGCCACAACCCGCGTCGTGCTCCGGTCGTACTTGAGCTGAACGATGACCGAGTCATCCTCGGAGAACCCACCCGCAGCCCCCTCGATCGCTCCGTTGTCACGCAACGGCGAATCGGGCTGTCAGTGATAAAACAGCAGGGCGGACATGACAGCCCCGTCCACTTCCACGGTGCATGTGTCAGTGGACGGGTCAATCGACTTGATGGATCCCTGAAGGAACTCGTAATCTTGAATGTCCCCGATGGTGGGGAAGTTTATCCTGGGCATCCGGAACGCCTTAACTCGTGGTGCAGGTTATGGCGTAGGTTACTGCAAGCTCATCATCAGCGATAACCGCCCTGGAGGAAGCAAAGCGCTTGGCGCACATGAGCTTTCCCGACGTGGCCGTCTTGGCTGCCGCGTCTCCCAGGAAGGCGCCGTAGACAGTGATAGAAGCTGCTATGACAAAGGTTGCCTTGCTTGCCGCATTCGTGCAGGTCGCCGTCGAGGTGGAGGCAATCGTGTATGCCGGTTTGTTCGTCGCCGGGGAATCGTAATCTGAATCCTGGCATTCCCCATATGTTCCCGCAGCTCCAAGCTTTGTCGCCGCAGTATCGCCGACAGAAGGCGTGACATCGTTCTTGAAGATCCCGACGTACCAAATCGCCGCTCCGGTCTTGGAAGTCGTGCCAAAGATGATGTTCAGCAGATAGGCCATGCCTTCCGTGGTGAACGTGTTGTGTTCCGGCTCCCATGCGTCCCAGAGCACCTTATCCTTCCTGGTGTGCTTCACATGGACATTGCCGATAAAGCGCAGACCGGATTCCTGCCGGTGTCTGGCCATGTACTTCAGTTCCGCGTCATCCCTGAAAACGTTCAAATCTACAGGTATCTGATTCATGCTTTCTCTCCTTTTTTAAATTTCCGATCCGCCGCGTGTCTGAAGAACTACCACGCTGTCGGCAAAATCCCCGGCGCTTTCCACGCCCTTATGCCAGCCGCAGATCGCCACATCCGAAAACCCGGCATGGCTGCCCTGGGTCTTCCGTGTTGCTTCCGACTGGACCACTTTCCCCGCCTCCAGCGCCGCCACCGTCTCGGCATCAGAAGACCCGAATCCGCTTTGCTTGAAGCTTGTCAAAATCTGAATTGCTCCATTCACATCCCGATACAGGGAAGCCCCGTGATCCGGAGTGCCCATTCTCAGCTTGTTTTTGGTGAGATTGAATAGACGCCCCGCTGTATTCCCGGCGACGAATCCGTCTTCCGACAGCCAGACAGGGACATTGCTGATAACCTTCTGTTCCGTGCCCATGATGTCCGCCAGATAGGGCATGTTGTTGCAGTAGGCCAGCGTTCCCCTGACCGCCCCTGCGCCGATTTCCATCTGCGCCATCTTGGAGGGCTCCGTCCCGGCCAGAAAGAAGGTCTTATGCTTGAGACCGATGAACATCCCCGTGGCGACCTGGGCAATCAGGGTGACGTCATCCTCGAAATCGAACCGGTTGGATGTCAGCTTGAACCAGCCGAACCGGAATGGCTCGCTGTAATAGACCGTCGGCCCGCTCGATCCCCAGATCCGCCCGTAGGCATAGGCGAGGTTCTCCAGGAACGGAGGAGGCGCGCAGAGAAAGGAAGGAAGCGGCTCCGCAAGGGGAAGCTCGGTAATGAAATTCACCTCCCCGGCCCGGAAGAAGCTGCTCTCGTTGGCGTCCGTCATCCAGACCACCGCACCCGTAGGCCGGTTATGGAGCTGAATCCCACCGGCAGCCGCCAGGGTGATCATGCTGATCGGACCGTTGCCGGACATTTCCCCGCCCACATGGTTCGTGTAGCAAACGGCATATGTTCCGGCAGGAAGGCTGCCCGTTGTCGACGACATCATCGGTCCCGGGGGAGGCGTCACGCCCCAGGCCGAAAGGGTATTGTCGGCAGGATTGAAAATCCCCTTCCAGTAGGGATTGGAGGCGTAGATCCGGCCTTCCACTTCCAGGTAGCTTACGGGAGCCGCCGGACCGTCCACAACCACGCTCCCGATCTTCACCGCTGCGCCCTGGACAATCCGGTAGAGACGGCCATTGGCGACGCACATCATGGCCGAATTGCAGGCCCAGAGACTGTGAGCGCCGGGCAGTGTGATCCGAAGCGTCCGCCCTGCCCTCTTCACCAGCCGCCCCTGCAGGTCCACATCCGCATTCAGGATGATCCGGGGTTCCACAATGCCGTTTTCGGCATCGATGAAAAAGCCCTCTGACGTTTTCACGTTGTTCATCCCGGCGAACCGGACGGCAGCTATCGGTTTCAGCGGTTTTGCCATGGCTTAGAACCAAATCGGCGCTTTTGTGGCCTGATAATAAGGCTTCGGCGCCTTCGGATAGAACGCCTGAAGCATCTGCGCGGCCTGCCCGTAGAATTGGGAATACTTCGCCGTGTTCGGCAACTGCCCGTCGATTCCCTCCTCCACCTGGGCGAATATTTCCTTGACCAGATAGTTGACCATGAGCGGTTTTCGCAGGTGTGCGGGGACCCAGGACGGCAGGTCATCGCCCAGGGTGACGGCATCCGGATTCCGGTAATACCAGAGGGTGATATCCTCATCCTCTTCGACGAAAGGCGCGAAGTATAGGTCCTGGAAATGCGCCGTGACCATCCGGACGTTCCCGGTCTCTTCCGGGTCATACCGGGCGATCAGGCTCTTGAGGTTCTCGCAGAGGATCAGGCCGTTGGGATATTCTTCCGTCGTGGCCAGATAGAGGCCATGCGAAAAATCAGACGGCAAGGCCACATGGCCGCCATCACCCGAGGTTGCCGTGACCGTATCGCTGGCGGAGAGTCCGGGAATTGCCAGCACCGCCGCAATTTCCTGAAGCCCCATGTTGATCCGTTCCACCATCCAGAGGTCATCAAAGGACTCATCCCTGGTGATATTCCGAGCTTCGGTGATGACATCATCGACGTTCATGCCGCTTCCCCTATCTACTCGCTACGCCCTTTGATTTATCCATCGACCGCCAGCCCGCCATCCCCAGCATTCCAACAAGAAGCTGGATCAGCAGGCTTGAATCAATCGACGGAGGGGCGGCCGCATGGCACAAACCGGAAATCCACCCGAAGATCGGCTGCAGGATAAACGAGTAAGCCATACCCGCCACACAGACCCACATGGCCGCAGGCCGTCCGCCGCTGACAAATACCGAGCCGCTTGATGCTTCGACCGCATTCACCTTGATCTGCTCAAGGGCAAGCTGAAAATCCTGGTCAAGCTGCTTGAACTCCCCCTGCTGCTGGAGCTTCAACATTTCCAGCTTGGCTTTGTCCGCTGCGTCCTTGTCGGGAAATATTTTGTCCAGGACCTTCCCTGTCAGTTCGAACAAACTCCCAAGCCCCGTAATGTCCATGCCCTAGCCCTCCTTCAGCATCGAGCAAACAGTCTTTGCCCGGCCCTTGACCTGTCTGTACCACTTGGTTTTAACCAGATTGTCCGCGGCCCCGGTCCAATTGTTGGAATTGATCAACAGGTTGGTGGTCCTGAAGGATCGAAGCGTCCGGTATCCCATGTTGAACATCATATCGATCAGGGCGTTCTGCCGTGCTTCCGAGAATTCCTTGAACCTCGGGTACAGCTTTTCACAACCGCTCCTGGCTGCGGCAATGTCCCGCTCCAAAAGCTGGTCGGCCATCTCATCGGTAATTCTGCCATGATTATCGAGATATTCAGCCATTCCCTCAGGTAATGGATTAGCATCGTAATTATGACCAGCGCCGATAGTCCGGAATCCTGCGGGGCACTTGTAAGGTTTCAGCTTATAGCCTTCGTGACGTTTCAACTGTTTTTTTAAATTCATCTCTTACCTGCTTGTTTCTACGA